CTATCAACCGCACTACTGGGTTTGGTAGCAACACTACCCACACCACAGACATCGCTTCTTTGATTGCTGACCAGCTAAACACAACCATTGCAAAGTTGTTTAACGATAACATCTTGAGTGAGCAGAATGGTAGAGTAGCGTGGGTACAGATAGACTACGATGTAGACTACAACTCTGGTAGTAACGATACGGGCAGTAGTGACATCTTCCAAGTGATTGAGGGGTACTCTTACTTTGACGAGGGTGCTAACTTTGCATTAACTCAAACAATACTATCTCCAGAGAGTGAGCAGAACACTTACGAGTACAATGTAGAGATGATGCCTATCTATGTAGGTGAGTATGGTCAAGGATTGGATATTGTCTACGCATATGAGGATAGAGTCCTTGCAGATGGGGGTACTATTGAGAGCCTACAATGTGCTAACATTGGATTAGCTACAATACGCATCTTGTTAGACGATGGCACGAAGTACGACTATGCAGTTCCCGAATCGGTAATTTATACGGGTGACGAAGCAGAGGATAGAATCAAACTAATGCCAAGTGGCGTAGCCAACTTGAAGAACTGGTTAGTAACGCAAGGCAGTAGTATTGATTTGGTGAATAGCGATTGGTACAAGATACAATTACTGGACACCTTTGAAAATGTAATAGACGAGAGACAGTTCTACCCAACTTGTGAGGTGAAGTACACCCCAATACAATTGGCGTACATAAGTAAGTACGGAACTTGGAACTATGCTACCTTCTTCAAGCGTAGTGTTGAGACCATTGATGTGACTAACGATATGTATAGAAGGATTACTGGTAATGTGCAGAATGGTGCTTATACCTATGGTCTCCACAACCCTATGTATAAGAAGTACAACACCAATGGTAAGCGTAGGCTTACAATCAACTCTGGGTTTGTAGCAGAGGAGTTCAAAGAGGTGATGGAACAAATCCTCCTCTCGGAATATGTATTGGTAGTAGCAGATAGCACGGTTACTAAAGACGGAAGCACCTATACCTATACTGCTAACAACGGAGCGGTAGCAGCGAATGTATCTACCAATAGCCTCACAAAGAAGAAGAAGGTCAACGACAAGTTGATAGAATACACTTTAGATTTAGAGTACGCATTTGACGAACTTAACTCTACACTTTAATGAACAAGGTAGACCTATACATTGATGGGACACGAGCGGATGCTTTCAATGACGAGAGTATTACGCTTAACCTATCGGTGCAGAACATACAAGACATAGGCAAGGTATTCGGGGAGTTCTCGCAGACCTTTAGCCTACCCGCTACGAAGGTGAACAACGGCATCTTTAGCCACTACTACAATGTTGATATAGTAGGAGGCTTTGATGCTAATGTTAGGGTAGATGCTTTCATAGAGGTGAACACCATTCTCTTTAGAGAGGGAGTGATAGAGTTGGAGGGTTTGCAGTTCAAGAACGGAGAACCCTATTCTTACAATGTTACTTTCTATGGTAAGACGGCAAGTCTTAAAGACCAGTTTGGTGAAGACCAACTAACGGACTTGGACTTGAGTAGTTATGACCACACCTACAACGACCTTAATATCAAGAATGGGTTAGACAGTTATGTAGGAGGTACAAGCAACAACATCATCTATCCACTTATTTCGTCTGCTGAAGATTGGTACTACAATAGCCAAAACACGGGACACGAAACAGATGGAAACATCTCTTTTCACTCGTCTGCTCACGCTCACGGAGTGTTCTACTACGACCTTAAACCCGCTATCAAGCTCAAGGCTATCTTGGATGCGATAGAAGCGGACTATGGGGTGACCTTCAATAGCGACCTATTTGACTCTACTGACTTTGGTAAGTTGTTTATGTGGTGTCACCGCAAGGAAGGGTATATGTTCAAAGACCAAAGAGACTCTTACCCATCCAAGCGCATCAACTTTATTGCTGGTACAAACTTTAACCTAACCAGAGACTACTACGAGGTAACCTCAACAATAGCCACCTACGGCTATATGAGGATAGACTTTACCATAAACTTTATAAGTGGTAATGAGTGTGAGTTCTATGCAGTAAGAGAAAGAGGTGGTGTAACTGAAAAGATTGCAACGCAACAAATCACAAACAACACTACTGGTATCTTCTTTATCTACGACCTACAAGAGGGTGACTTAATCTACTTTGAGTTTGCTCCAAAACCTAATTGGGGAGGTGGCTCTTTAGAGATAGAATGTAATGTAGAGGGCAAGTTGCCAACTGTACCTTTTACCAGTCAGTTTGATGCCCAGACTTCTGGTACACTTCAAGTGTTTACCACAGAGGTCGTAATAGCTGACCAGATGCCAGAGCAGAAAATCATAGACTTCATCACGGGGTTAGTGAAGATGTTTAACCTTGTAATCATCTATGAAGGAAACAACACTTACAAACTTGAACCTCTTGATGATTGGTACGCTGAAGGCTCAACTATTGATGTCACGAGATATATTGACACTACCGAGTTCTCGGCTAACCGAGCCGAACTCTACAAGCGTATTGAGTTTGCATACCAAGAGACAGAGGCAGTCGTAGGTGAGATATTTAGAAACACATCGGGTGGTGGTGTAGGTTACGGAGACCTTCGTGCAGACTTCACCTTTGATGGAGGTGACTTCACTATTGAGTCTACTTTTGAGCATATGTTATTTGAGCGTTTAGTAGATGGCGATGATGCTATCCAAACAGAGTTTGCCGTAGGCAAGGCGATAGACAAGGAACTGAAGCCTTATATCGGTGCGCCTTTCGTCTTCTATGCACCAGCACTTACACCTACACTTACGAAGACAGTAGCCTATGTAAATACTGGGGGTACTTCCGATGAGATAGACCAGTTCTGGCTGGTAAGCAACTGCAATGACTTGGCATCGGAGGATATTACCAAGACGATAAACTACGGCACAGAGATAGACCCTTATACGGGTTCTAACCAAACGGGTGGTTTGTATGAGACCTACTGGCAAGATTATGTAACAGATTTGTATTCAACCGCAAGGAGGGTGTACCAATTCAAGGGGGTTTTCCCAAGTGATGTAATGTACAAGTTGAAGGTGAACGATAAGTTGACGATTGTTGATAGAGACTACATCATCAACAACGCTACATTGGATTTAACGACTGGTCAAGTAACATTAGAGCTTCTTAACGATGTATAGTAAGTTGGGTTATCTTATTAAGGCTCTCAAGGAGACAAACGAAAGAGATGAGGACATTAAGATTGCCAAAGGCAAGTATCAATACCCTCGTACTCTTATTGAAGCATTAGGCAAATGGCAATAGAGAAGAACATAATTATTGGTGCAGACCTTTCGGGTCTTGAGAAGAAGTTAGACGAACTCATTGAAGCGTTAAAGGCTTCCCAGAAACAAGCCGATAAGACTGCCGAGAGCATCAACGACATTGCCGATACCACTAAAGACATTGGTAAGAGTGCTGAAGATAGCCAAAAGGGAATCAAGGGTCTTGGCACGGGTTTCAAAGGTTTAGGTGTAGCGATTAAAGCTGCGGGTATTGGGTTGTTACTACAAGCAATGGGGATACTCAAGGAGTTGTTTGACAACAACCAGAAGACGGTTGACTTCTTTAACACGACATTCAATACTCTACAAGTAGCCTTTAGCGATTTCTCAAAGTTTGTTAGCGGTAACATTGGTGGTTTTGTAGACTTCTTTACAAGCATTTTTGACAATCCATTAGAGAGCGTTAAGTCGTTAGGTACTGCCATCAAGAATAACATCATTGAACGCTTCCAATCAATGCTTGAAGTATTGGGCTTTGTGGGAGATGCGATGGCAAAGTTCTTTACTGGAGACTTCAAGGGTGCTTTAGATAGCGTTAAGGCTGCTGGTACAGAGATGGTAGATGTCCTTACTGGTGTTGATGACTCTGCTGCAAAGATTGCAGAGGGAACTACCAAAGCAGCGAAGGCTATCTCTAACTATGTAGTTGAGACGGTCAAGCAAGGTCAAGCAATGACCGAGACTAACAAACAAGCAGAGATTGCAGAGGTATTAGCGCAAGGCTTGATTGAGAAGTATGATAGACAAGCGGAGAAACTCCGCCAAATTCGTGATGACGAAACCTTAACCATTGAGGAGCGTAAGAAGGCTAACGAAGAATTAGGTAAGGTGCTTGATGAGCAAGAACGAGTAATGCTTGAGAACGCTCAAAAAGTATTAGCAGCTAAAACTCGTCAACTTGCTCTTGATAAAAACAACATTGAGTTCCAAAAGGAATACATCCAAGCCTTAAATGAACTTGCTGGTATTGAAGCGCAAGTAGATGGCTTCCGTTCGGAATACAAGATGAATCAAAACGCTCTTGATAGAGAGGCTATTGATTTGCTTATCAGTAGAGCAGAGACAGAACAAGAGGTAGCAGAGATAGAAGCACAAGCTCTAATAGATGCGGAGACTAATGTGTATAAGCAACTTGAACTTGAGGAGACTCTCAACAAGAAATTGTACGATAGCAGACTTGCTACATTAGAACAACAAAAGGCTTTATATAAAGAAGGTACACAAGCCTATCAAGATGTAGTTGGGGAGATGGCTATTCTTGAGGCTGAAAGAACTGCTCAAACAAAAGAAGAGGCTACCAAGAGACGAGAAATTGAGCAAGAGGTGCAACAAGCAAGACTCCAGATGACGGGTGACGCAATAGGTGCATTAAACGACCTTGCACAAGCCTTCTTGGGTAATAATGAGAAGAATGCTCGTAAGGCATTTATGATTAACAAGGCATTGGGCATCTCTCAAGCGGTAGTTAACACGGCACAAGCCGTTACTGCGGCTCTTACTGCTGGGGGTAATCCTATCAAGTTAGCAACGGGAGCGCAATTCGTGGAAGCGGGTATTGCTGCTGCTGCGGGTGCAGCGCAAGTAGCGACTATTGCAGCGCAACAGTTCCAAGCTGGAGGCGGAATGAGTGGTGGTGTAGATACCAATATCCCACGACCTACTGCGCCTACGGCTACGCCACGAACTCCAGACTTTAATGTAGTTGGGCAGTCGGGTACAAATGCGTTGTTAGAGAGCCTCCAGAACAAGCCTATGAAGGCGTATGTTGTAGGAGGTGAGGTAAGCACCCAACAACAATTAGATAGAAAGAAAGTACAAACATCAAGTTTCGGATAATGAGAATCGTAGAACTACTATTAGACGAAGAAAGCCTCCAAGCGGGTATCCAAGCCATTAGCGTGGTTGAATCCCCAGCCATTGAGGAAGACTTCATTGCTCTAAAAGATGAGCAACCCAAGATTGAGTTAAAAACCATTGACAAGGAGAAGCGCATCTTGATGGGTGCAGCACTTATTCCTAACAAACCTATCTATCGTAGAAATGGTGAGGATGAGTACTACATCTACTTCTCGCAAGACACGGTAAGAAAGGCAAGTGAATTGTTCTTCATCAACGGCAACCAAAACAAAGCCACATTAGAACACCAGATGGATGTTCAAGGCACAAGTGTTGTAGAGAGTTGGATTATTGAAGGTGAGCAAGACAAGAGCCGTATGTATGGTATGGACTTGCCCGTAGGTACTTGGATGGTGAGTATGAAGATACTTAATGACGAGTTGTGGGATGGCTATGTGAAGTCTGGTAAGGTTAAGGGCTTCTCTATTGAGGGCTACTTCGTAGACAAGGTAGAGGCATCTAAACACGATGCGAAAGAGATGGAGGCTGAAGAGCAGCTCAACGCTATCAAGGCTATCATTAAGAAAGACCTCCGCACAAAAAAGGGTAAGCGTACTGAACTTGAGACTTACAAGGATTACCCCACTTCAGTACGCAACAACGCCAAAAGGGGTATAGCCTTAAATGAGAAGGTGAATAATAAATGTGCTACACAAGTAGGTAAGGTAAGAGCGCAGCAGTTAGCCAATGGTGAAGCGATAAGCGTAGAGACCATTAAACGGATGTATAGTTACTTGTCCAGAGCAGAGGAATACTATGATGAGGGAGACACCACTTCTTGTGGGTACATCAGTTATCTGCTATGGGGAGGCAAGAGTGCCAAGAGATGGGCAGAAAGCAAACTAAAGGAACTTGGAAAAATCTAACAATAACAAACACTAATAGTTAACATACTATGAAAAGAATATCGCTAAATAAGGTGATGGCTAAATTAGCCGAGCAACCAGAGAAGGTTGAATTAGGCGCAGCTCAAGATTACGAGAACTTCGCTGAAAAACTTTTGACTGACATACTAAACAACTTTAAAAAGTTGTCTGGTTCAGTAGATGAGGTTATGTCTGGAGCAGAGAGTCTTAAAAGAACAGTTGTTAGTGCTGATAAAGCGGTAGGTAGTTTTCTTGGTGAATTGGATGGGATAGTTCAATCTTCTGAAAAAAGATATAATGAAATTGAACAAGCTGCCAAAGAATTAGGTATAGATGTACCTAAACAAGCATTGGCAGTTAAGAACGAGCTTGAGAAAATAGCTAAAAAGTATTCTAATTCAGCTAAAGAACAATCCGCCTACCTTGATAGAGTTTACAAAGGTTTATAAAAACAAGATATGAAACAAGGCAAAACTGAAAAGGCGGTATTCGCAAAGCTCTCTACACAGAAGGTGGAGTTAGAGGAACAGAAAGTAGAATTGAGTATAGCAAGTCAAATTTCTAACTACGCTGACGATATTCGCACAGTTCAAACTAAACTTCAAGTATTAGAGGCAGCAGAGTCTAAAGCAAGTAGATTATTTGCTATTAAAGAAGATGCTATACAACTCACTAAAGAATTGCAATCTGTGAGAGCAGAGCAAGATGAGCGTTATGTTAGTTCTTGGGTTGATGGCGTACCTCAACTACTAAACGAACTTGAGCAATCGGTAAAAGAATTAGGTATTGACCCTTCAAGTGTAAAGGGTTATGATGAGTTGAAAAAGGCTTACTCATCTATCAGCTCTACATACAAGAGTATTGAAGGTGTGGGTGCAATGGTTACAAGAGAATTAGGTAGAAAGATATAATATGAAATCACAAGAAACATTAAGCAAGATTATGGAACTGCTTAACCTACAAGATGAAGTTAAGTTAGAGTCTATGAAGTTGGAGAACGGCACTACTATTGAAGCCGAAGCATTTGAGCCTAACCAAGAGGTGTTCATCATTACTGAAGAAGAAGAGAAGATTGCTCTACCTATCGGTGAGTACACTTTGGAAGATGGTCGTATGCTTGTTGTAGCAGAAGAAGGTATCATTGCTGAAGTTCGTGAAGGCGGTGAGGCAGAAGAAGAAGCACCAGAAGCTCCAGAGGTTGAAGTAGAACAAGCCGAACAAGAGATGGCTTACGCTACTAAAGAAGAACTATCTGCTGCTATGGATGAACTCAAAGGTATGATTGAGGAAATCAAAGCAATGATGTCTCCTAAAGAAGAAGAGATGAGCGAAGTGGAAGAGGTAGTCGCTGAAGAAGTAGACTTGTCTGCTGATGAACCAGCTACAAAGCCTATTAAGCACTCTCCAGATAGCAAACCAGCAGAGATGCACAAGTTCTCTAAAGGAGGCCGTAAAGACACCCTATCACGAATCTTTGACAAATTAGGATAATGAAACAAGTAGAAAAAATTTGGGCAGAGTTGTCTGCTAAAGAAGTTGAGTTGAGCGAAGAGCAAAAGGTTGAGTTGGCAGCATCTGCTGAATTGAACAAGTATGTCGGTCAAGTTGAAACCGCTATTAAGCAGATGAGAGATAATTTCAAGAAACTTGACAAAATAGTTTCCGATATTAAATCTCAAGAATCAGAGTTAGACCGCCAAATTAATACGGCTGAAAACAACTGGAAAGCGGGTGACATTATTAAGAAAAATGCCTCTCAACTTCTTGCTGAAATTAAAAGACAAGCGGATGAACTTGGAGTTGATGTAAGTCAAGTAGACAACTACGAAAGACTACAAGACTTGTCAAGAGAAGCCGTAGGGGTAAGCGAGAATCTTTACTTTTTGCAGAATAGCGCAAAAGGTTTAAGAGGTGCTTTAAGAAAAGTAAATTAAACAAGTACAACAATCAATAATTAAATAAATAGAAAATGGCAACATCAATTACTACCACATATGCTGGTGAATTTGCGGGGAAATATATTTCTGCTGCATTGTTGAGTGCTGATACCATTGAAGGTGGTGGTATCACAGTTAAGCCAAATGTTAAGTATAAAGAAGTAATGAAAACTCTTTCTACTAATGCTTTGGTAAAAGACGCTGCTTGTGATTTCGCTGACCAGTCAACTGTGACTTTGGCAGAGCGTGTATTGCAACCAGAAGAGTTCCAAGTAAACTTGGAATTGTGTAAGAAGGATTTCCACAACGATTGGGAAGCAGTTCAAATGGGTTACTCTGCATTTGACTCTTTGCCTCCTTCATTCGCTGACTTCCTTATCGGTCACATCGCTGCTAAAGTAGCACAGAAGACTGAAGAGAACATCTGGCAAGGTGTTACCGCTAACGCTGGTGAGTTCAACGGATTTGAAACTCTATTGGCTGCTGATGGTACAGTTGTAGATGTAACTGGTACTACTGTTACTGCTGCGAATGTTATCACAGAGATGGGTAAAGTAGTAGATGCTATCCCAACTGCGGTTTACGGAAAAGAAGATTTGTACATCTATGTAGCTTCTAATGTTGCTCGTGCTTACATCCGTGCTTTGGGTGGATTCGGTGCTTCTGGATTGGGTGCTAATGGTGTGAACAACGAAGGTACTACTTGGTTCAATGGTGGTGACCTTGCGTTTGATGGCGTTAAGTTGTTCGTATGTTCTGGTTTGAGTGACAACACTATGGTTGCTGCTCAAAAATCAAACTTGTTCTTCGGTACTGGTTTGTTGGCAGACCACAACGAGGTTAAGTTGATTGATATGGCTGACCTTGATGGTTCTCAAAATGTTCGTGTTGTTATGCGCTTTACTGCGGGTGTACAATACGGAATTGGTAGCGACATCGTACTTTACTCATAAGAGTAGGTTTAGTTTAGTTAATAACAGAAGGGTAGGTGGGTACAATCTGCCTACCCTTTTTTAATAAAAGAATAATATGGCTTGTGATTTAACAAAAGGTCGTGCTTTACCTTGTAGAGAGTCGGTAGGTGGTATCAAGGCGGTTTACTTTGTAGACTTTGGTGACTTGGGTACTATCTCTTTGACTTCTGCTACGGATGACACTATCTCTGATATGGACGGCACATTCTCTGCTTACAAGTACGAATTGAAGGGTGCTTCAAGCGTAGAGCAGACAATCAACGCTTCTCGTGAAAACGGAACAGTATTCTTTGACCAAGCGGTTAACCTTACTTTGCCTCAATTGAGCAAGGAGGATAACAACGAGTTGAAGTTGATGGCTTATGGCCGTCCTCACATTGTTGTAGAAGACTACAACGGAAACGCTTACTTGGTAGGTCGTGAGAATGGTGCTGATGTTACTGGTGGTACAATTGTTAGTGGTGCTGCAATGGGTGACCTATCTGGATACACTCTTACATTCAACGCTATGGAGCGTACTGCTGCTAACTTTATTGATGGAGCGATTGCTGGAGACCCATTTGATGGTATGACTTCTGCAACTGCAACTATTGTGCTTTCGTGATAAAGTAGTATATTTGTCTTATCCATTGCGGATAGACATAGGTGTTTTGGTTAGGGGGTGCTTCGGCACTCCCTTTCTTTTTGATAACACTTTACCCTTCTTGTGGTTAACTTGTTATGCATATAGTAACTACAACAGATAGCACTATCACATTTGTCCCAAGAGCCTTTGAGACGAGTGTCTCGGTAAAGATTACCGATGAGGAGACTAATACCTCAACAACAGAATCATTAACGGCTACGATAAGCACTAATTTCTTGGTTGTAGAGCCTTCTTACACCTTCGTTGAGGGTAGATACTATAACATAAAAGTAAGTGGCTCTAACGAGATATATAGAGGCAAGGTGTACTGCACCAATCAAACCGATTTAGAGAAGTTTAGTGTCAATAGTGGTGAGTTTACTTACTATGAGGATAATGATAATCAATACATATACAGATAATGAGTAACATTCGTATCGTTAATCTGGCATCGCATACTACACCCCAAGTTGTTGAAGACAACCGAAAGGAGTGGGTAGCTTATGGAGATGACAACAACTACTTCCAATACCTTATAGACCGCTATAACGGAAGTGCTACTAACAATGCCATCATCAATGGTATGACGGAGCTTATTTATGGTAAGGGTCTATACGCTACTGATGCGGCTCGTAAGCCCGATGAGTACGCTATGATGAGAAGCCTCTTCTCTCGTACTTGTATGAGAAAGGTGACCTTTGATTTAAAGGCGATGGGTCAAGCGGCTTTCCAAGTTATCTACAACAAAGACAAGACAAAGATTGTACAAGTAGAGCATATGCCTATTGAAACACTCCGCTTTGAGAAGATGAACGATGACGGAGAGGTTACGGGATACTACTACTCTAAAGACTGGACAAAGATTCGTAAGAGAGGCTTTGAGCCTACACGCATCCCAGCCTTTGGGTATGGAGAGAAGAGTGAGGGGTTAGAGATTTATTGCATCAAGCCTTACCGCTCTGGATTCTACTACTACTCACCCGTAGACTATCAAGGGGGTCTTCCTTATGCAGAATTAGAGGAGGAGGTAGCAAACTACCACATCAACAACATTAAGAACGGCTTGTCACCAAGTATGTTGATTAACTTCAACAACGGAGTACCAACTGAAGAAGAGCGTGAGCTTATAGAGAGACGAATCATTCAAAAGTTTAGTGGTTCAAGCAACTCTGGTAAGTTTATCTTGGCGTTCAACGACAACAAAGAGATGGCTGCCTCTATTGAGCCAGTACAATTGAGCGATGCAAGTGAGCAGTATCAGTTCTTGGCAGACGAGAGTATGCGTAAGTTGATGGTAGCCCACCGAGTTACTTCACCGATGTTGATGGGTATCAAGGACAATACTGGGTTGGGTAACAATGCTGATGAGTTGAAGACGGCTTCTTTGCTATTCCACAACACCGTTGTACGCCCTATCCAAGAGTTGATTCTTGATGCTATTGATGATATTATGGCGGTGAATGGTGCTTCATTAAACATCTTCTTTAAGACATTACAACCGTTAGAACTACAAGCGGATATTCCAGAAGAAACAAAGGAGGAGCTTTCAAGTGCTGATAGCCGCCCTTTTCTTGATGACGAGTTAGCCCACGAGATGTTAGATGCATTGGCTGACTTGGGGGAGGAAGAGCCTTCCGATGAGTGGGAACTCGTAGATGCAGAAGAAGTAGGAGATGATGAGCCCGAAGACTTTGATGTTGAGGGCTATTTAAACGGGCTTGTAAGCCTTTCTGCTACGCAAGACAGTAGTCAAGACACAGAACTCTACAAAGTTCGTTACAAGTACGCTAAAGGCACAAGAAAGAAGCCTAAAGGAGAGTCAAGACCTTTCTGTAAGACAATGATGTCTCAAGGCAAGTTGTACCGCAAGGAGGACATTGGTATGATGAGTGCAAGAGGTGTCAATAAATCATTTGGACACAAGGGTAGAAACTACTCACTATTTAAGTGGAAAGGCGGAGTAAACTGCTACCACAGATGGGAGCGTAGAATCTACAAGAAGAAGTTAAATAAGAATGGAGAGCCTTATGGCGGTGATGCGTTAAGAGGAACAAAATTTATAAATGTAAATCAAGCGGTAAGACAAGGCTTTAAGCTACCTAAAAACCCTAAAGAGGTATCTCAAGCACCTATTACTCGTGAAGACAGAGGTCATCACCCTAATTACGGAAAATAATGGCAAAGGTATTATTTATAAAAAGAGATGATTTAGTACGCAATAGCGTAATCTCTGGAAATGTAGATAGCGATAAGTTTCTTCAGTTCATTGAGGTGGCTCAAGAGATTCACATCCAAAACTATCTCGGTACGAAGTTGTACGACAAGTTGCGTAATGACATTGTAGGAGGTACATTAACTACCGCTTACGAGACTTTGTTAGACGATTATGTTCAGCCTATGTTGATTCATTGGGCTATGGTAGAATACTTACCTCACGCTGCCTACACCATAGGTAATGGAGGTGCTTACAAGCACACGGCAGAGAACAGTATCGCTATGGAGAAGGATGAGGTAGACTTCTTGACGAATAAACACAGAGACATTGCTGAACACTACACTCGTAGGTTTATTGACTTTATGTCTTTCAACCAGAACACATACCCAGAATACTATACCAACAATAACGATGACATACACCCAGACAAAGATGCAGTCTTCAACGGCTGGAATCTGTAAACGCTACAAGGTCAAGGAGGTTAACTTAAAGAAGCTGAAAAAGCTGGTAAACAAATTAGAGAACAATGGCAACTGACGAAAAAGGATACGGAGCGATATACGGCTCTACTTGGTGGGGAAGTGGTGATGCTTTCACCAACCAAATCGGATGGGGTAGTGCGATGTTCTACATCCTTGCACCAGCGGCTTTTCAGCAGAGGGTATTAGCCGATGATGGAGAGTTAGAGGCTTTTGAATGTGTTAGTAAGGCATTAAGGAGACTCCCCCAAGCAGATGATGGTCGTTTAGTTTATGAGCCGTATTCTGCGAGAGTTATAGTAGATGGAGGTACATTAGAAGCGAGAGCGTGTACGATTAGTGATATAAATGAATTAAAACAATAAGTTATGGCGAGTCTATATGATTCAGCGAGTTTAGTAATGCTTCCTTCTGGAGTGAAGGAGAGCAAGGTCTATTCTATCAAACCAACGGATGGTAGTGGAGATTTCACCTTTAGCAGAGGAACGGACACGGCAACCCGTGTGAATGCATCGGGATTGATTGAGAAGGAGAGAAGCAACCAAATTTTACAATCAAACCAATTTGATACTACTTGGGGCACTGTAAATTCCGCTACAATAGTTGGAGGTCAACCCGATAAAGATGGCGGTAATAATGCTTGGCTATTAAGTAAATCTTTAGGAAATGATAGGTTAAGGCAAGACATAACAACCAATAATATTGTTAACACTTTTTCCATTTATTTGAAATCTAATGATTCTAATTGGGCGAGGATATATATTGATGGTTCTTCCTCAAATGTTTTCTTTGATTTAGCAAACGGGCAAATAGGCAATTCAACTGCTATACATTCCTCTATTGAATCCGTAGGTAATGGTTGGTATAGATGTTCAGTTACTCAAAAATCAACTACTGACCAAGTTCGTGTTTACCCTGCGGATTCAAATGGAGTTGTTGGTAATACAAGCGGTTCTATCTACATCCAAGACGCACAACTTGAACAAGGTCTCGTAGCAACGGACTATATAGAAACGACAACGGCAGCCGTCTACGAAGGCATCACGGACAACCTACCGAGATTGGATTATTCGGGGGGTGCTTCTTGCCCGTCTCTTTTAT